CATTCTAATGCGCTGTTCCATTTCCTGAGTAGGCGTCGGTTTCATAATAGTTATTCTCACCTTTTCTGTACCCGAAATATGCGGTGGCACATATAAAGGGTAGTGATCCGAAAAGTAGGACATGTGCTAAAGTCATAGTGTTATTTTTAACCAAGGTAATAGTGGAGGGATCACTCCGACAAGTCGAAGTAAACCTTCAGCAAAAAGTGAGAGAACAACCCAACCAACACACATACTGATAATTCCAGCATTACGATTATGCTTTCGTATTGCATCGTCAATCATCTCCTGACATTTTTCTTCAGTAACATAATGTGAAGGTTTAATTTCATTCATCCTCATTATACCAGAAATCCTCCCAGTCTGTAGGAGATTCTGTAACATCTTCAATGTTACTATTATCCTCTAAATTCTTTAAGATATTCAAGGATGTCACTAAGTGCTTGGTCATACCCATATTTTGCTTCAAGTGTTAGATTTGGTTTTTTTCGATCATGTAAATCCGTTTTCCATCTATAAATTTTTGACAAGAGGTCAATTTTGGTCAGGTAACTTCTAGCCATTCATTATAAGTAATAATTTCAAGCTATTTAGATATCCCCATAATCTTTTAATATTGAAATGTGAGAGTATCTAAATAATAGCAGTCCAAACTATGAGCGTTATGAATAAAATTCTTCCACTCGTAATGTTATTGATGACAACATCAGCAGCACATGCTGGTGGTTTAGTATCCTCTCACGCTTCTAGTGTTCAGCTGAATGTCGATGCAGCAAGAACTCAAGCAACAAGAATTGGTTCAACATTTAGCATCTCTGGTTCTAATATAGATACCACTGATGGCACCACAGCAGGAACTGTTTCTGCAGGAACTATTACTTCTGGTATCTATGCACCAGGTAATATCTCTGCTACTCAAGATACAGCAGGAGCTGCATTCTCATTTAGTCAATCATATACTCAAGGCGATGCAGTACCAACTGCTGCTCCCACTGTAGGTGACGTGCCTAACTTTTCTTCAGTTACTTCTTACACTGCAGGAAGTGCTGGATCTCTTGCTGGAACTGTCACCTCTGCCGGAGTCGTAACGATTACAGCAGGTGGAGCAGGAACAAGTGGAATCGGACAATTTGTGTCTGAAATCACCGTAATCGACTAATGCATGGAGAATTGTCATGACTTTTGGAAAGACGATTTGGTATACTGCGACGGGTGTGGTGGCAATCCTAAGTATAGGTGTCACTGCCCGGGCAGTACCTGTTGTGCCAAACTTCACACAGGGCTCAATGACGAGCCACACAGAGACAACACAAAAGATAACTGAAACCATTAACTCAATGGATTACAATACTGGTTATCAATATTCCGCAACTGGTAGTGGAATTACATCAAATGGAAACCTGTCACCAGGAACAGGATCAAACAATGTAACTATAAATGGAGTGACTTCATCATGGACTGGAGTAACAAGCAAACCCCAATTCACACAGACGACACCAGGACAAGCGTTTCAGTTTACAGAAACTTACAGCGGGCCCGGGTTGAGCAACCACACAATTATACAAAGAGAAACCGACGTAACAAGTATAACAGATACTACAAGTATCTTCTCGCAATAAGTTTAAGTGCAGTATTTCCATCTCAAGCAATTGCTGAGACTGTGGGTGGTGTTAGCGCCACAGCTGCTCCTGTTGCTAATTCTTCAGGCTCTGTTACTAATCAAGCGATCCAGGTTTTACAAGGTCCCTATATCACAAATACTTATGGCGGAGGAATTCAATGCCAGGGACCCACGATGAATGTTACCCCATATGTAACAGGGTCTTTATCACAACAACATCCATTTCAAGATCAGTACTTTGATAATGTATATGATATGCGTGATATGGATGAAGACGGCGCGCCTGATAATCCTGGATCCGTTCTCTATCAAGTTCCCGTTAGAACAGGTCAAAAAAATAATACCAATTTGTCACTAGGTTTTTCTGCTACATGGTCTAAACCACTAGACAGTAAATTACAAGAACAATGCAAAGAGGCAGCTGCTGCTAACATCGAAATGATGAAACAGTCAACCGCCAATAAAAGATTAGATTTTGAGATAGCAAGACTCAAAAATTGTGGTGAGTTAATGATGAAAGGAATTCAATTCCATCCTAAGTCACCGTACTATTCTGTGTGTGCAGACGTACTAATAAACAATCCACCAGGACATAAACATCCACACGTTCATTCTATTCCATCTACTTCTTCAAGGGTCGCACCGACCGTAAAATCTTCACAGCCTGATTCCTCTGCCTCTGTTCAGCAACCCGTTCAGAAGCAGACTGTACCGGGATCTTCTTCCCCCTTAAGGTCGCAATCTTCTTCATCACCTTCTTTACAGTCGGTTTCACCACTTTTAACAAAAGATCAGCAAGAGGTTTTGCGAGCAGTGCAGAAGTCGTCGCAACAATCGCAATCGAAGCAGTGGCGGTCACCGCACCAGCGCTAGGTAATCCTTCTATTAATTGAATCTGAATAGGAACTGATTCTGTATTTTGAATGCATTGCTTTCCTATCAATTCATATCCAATAACTCTATCCCTGAACCCGTTGACTAATGTGCCGACGGGTTCTTTTGATTTTTGTACTGGAGTTGGACAATCTACGTTTGCAGTTTTAACAGGAGATTTTACCTCTGGAGCTTCAGGAACTTCTGGAGATTCTGGTGACTTTACAGGAGGAACTTCTGCTTCTCCTGTGTAAATTAATTGTTCAGGTTCAAAAGAAATAGGATTAAAATTAGGGAGACCAGAATCGCAGTACGTGACCAGACCGTTTGTATCGTCTTCATTTATTTTATTATTTTTTACGTTATTAGTCTCATGCGCTTCAACACACCCAGGCATATCAACAATTGGTAAACCTATATTAAGAACAACTGGGGGAGCATTGGGAATTGATGTTGATGGCGCAGTCATTACATCAACAATTTTTATAGATTTAATATCTAAATTACCAATTCTGATATCTGGAATTTCCATTAGCAATCATTAAATACACTTCCAACCTGTGAACCAAGTGTTGACCCTGCTTTCTGTCCTAGAAGCAGTGCCCATCCACCCATCAACCATCCCACATAGGGGATGCTAGCAACCGCTGGGACAGCAACTCCAGCAGCAATAGCACTACCGGCCATCGCACCCTGAGACCGTGCTCCAGCGTCCGCCGCTATGCACTCTGCGCTTACACCTCCGGTCTTTCCCACTTCTCCTAGGTCACCTCCTAGGTTCCTAGTACCCTCGCGAGTGAATTGATCTGTACGCCATTCACGACGACTTTCTGTACCACCACCAAAGAATCCTTTCTTATTACTATCAGAAGATAATGATCTTTGTGATTCTAAAACCTTAGGATCGTCAGCACGGAATTCAATTTCATAACCATCCTTACCTGCCTTAATCTTATAAGAAGAATAAGGACCACGAGGAATATTAAATGTAGGAGGTTGAATCACAGGTTCAGGTTCTTGCCTGAAAACATATCCAAGCAGACCTATGTGTGCTACAACAAATACTCCACCAACTGAAGCGGCGACGATCTTAAGTTTATTCATGGTTAGAATGGCATAGTGGGACTAGGTACAGCGGGACCAGTTACCTCAGGAACAGATGGCATAGCACTTTGAACCAGTCCTGGTAGTGCTTCTGTAATTGCTTCAGTGATAGCAACAGTTGCTTTCTCCCGAGCACCTTCGATTAATGTATCCTTTTGAACGTAAAGATAAGCACCACCCCCTAAGACAGCTAAAGAAACTAGACCAGATAATAACGCGACACCATTAATCAATTTTTGCATCTTTCTTCTCCAATGTAGGTGCTTGCTTTGATTCTTCCTTCTTTTTAGAAGGCATGACCCCGAAAGTAGCTAGCGTTCCAGTGAACACACTAGCAATAAAAGTAGGATCAATATTTTTCTGAGGAACACCAGGAACAGTTACATAATTAAGAGTCAGAATTGCTGCTGACCATCCAAGAATAATAACTCGAACGAGAGTTGATACACCCTCATCCGCCCACTCAAATTTGTTTTCCTTTTTGGCTTCCTC